GTGGGTTTTTAGTTTTCGTAGTTTTCTGAGAGATACGGGTATTCCCTTTCTCACTCAGTTTAGAATGCCAAGTTGAACTCTCCTTCTGGATATCCTCATGGCATATAGCCTTCAAGGTTTCTAAGTAAGCAGGGAACATTTTACCAGGCATGTTAGGGACAAAGGCATCAGTCTCTGTCCAGGTTGGTTCGGTTACTCCAACGACAACTGACTTAGCTGCCACCAAGGAGGTTTCTAGATTTGAATCATAAGAGTCAAAGATAATGTAGTCATCATCAATGGTAGTCCAACAAGTAGGAGCACTATCATTCTTAATCAGTAATGTAGCTCCTCCAAAGTCTGTGATGGTTTCAATCTCTGAGTCTGTAGAAGTCCTACTGTGAAGCATGGATAAGAACTCACTAGGATCTTCAATGAAAGTGATCTCTCTAAAAGCTAATGCATCTGCTACCGCCACACGAGTGTCATACTTCACAACTTCCACAGTCTCTAATCCAGAGGGGAACTGCATGTGGGAGGGATGTGTGACATCAGCTAATGCTGTTAGTTGTTTCGTGACCTTGAGATGTTTCCACTCTTGGTCAGCAGCCATGAAAAAATATAAATCCTTAGCGATAGATACTACCTGTAACGCTTCCTCAGGTACACTTGATCCTTCAATAGTTGATATAGAATCACTACCCATAGAGTCTAAGACAGATTGTACTACTTCTAAAAGTGGATATTTTTTCATACTACTCTCATAAATTGGGAGGAGCTTTCACCCCTCCCTTAAAGGTTAACCCAACAGAGGTGGGATGAACATTACAACAAGTGCTCCGTTACCGACAGCGGTTGCATCTGCTACATTCCAGGCTGCTACAATGGACTCATCTGAAGTACCCCAAGAGGCTCCGTGTAAGACACCATCAGCTTGTTGCCAAGTGTTAGCAAGAAGATTCGCTTTAGCTCCAATACCCGCAGCAGTAACCAATCCATCAGGATCAGTCTCACTACCAGCAGTGATACTTACTGCCGTAGTCGCTGTAAAAGCCACCTTGACGTTCAAGTAAGAATCATAGATAAAGCTATTAGCAGGAATCTCAATGACGGTTTCATCCGCAGCAACCTCAACCAAGAGATCAGCACTTCCAGCAACCGTGAGTAATTGAGCTACCAAGTGTTTGACTACATCCCCAGCTTCGTAGGGAGCATTCTTGATCGTTTCTTGTGGACCGTAGGAAGTACGAGAACCATTGATAATTTCAGTAGTTGACATATTAGTTTCCCCTTAGTACGCAGTACGAGAAGTGATTACACTAACCAAAGATTGAGGACGTTGTAATCCAAAACCCCAACGAGCAGTCGTGTAGAATTCATCACGTTTCTTCCGAACATTCCGATAACCCTCAGTAGAAGGCATTTCACGCCATGCACCCATGTAAGGTTTCAGTAAGTCATCAGCCATACTCATAAACTGGTTAACCACACCACTTGTTACGGTAGTATTACCAGAAGGAGCAGGAACCGTGATACCAGTTGTGTCTAATGCTTCGCTGTTAACCTCAGGAAGACGGTTAGAAACGAAGACATCAAAGCCCATAATGTTCTTAAGGAACTTCATGTTCTTAGCAAAACCGGTATTAACAATACCTTCAAAAGATGGATTGTTAGATACGTTAACTAAGTTAGTCAAGTTCTCTAAGGTAGATGCCACAAGAGGATCTACAATAGCGATTCGTCCTTCATCAGGAATGTCCACTTTATCCATAGACAACTTGGCATAGATGAAATCCTCAATAGCAATTACACCATTGGTTCCACTTGCAGAGTAACGATGTGCATAACCATTAAGATCATTCGGATCAGCGAGAGTCTGGTTATTAGCAGTAGCTAACAGATCAGTCTCATAACGCTTACGAATAGCACGAAGATGTTTTGGAACAATAGCGGCTTCAAACTCACGCAACTTGTAAGAGTCTTGTTTGATTTTATCCGTTAAGTAATTACCTGCACCAACGTATTCTTGAATGGTTAGAGTTACCTGACCACTGTCGATAGCGTCAATAGGAATGTCTTTATCGTCCTGGATGTCTCGTAAGATCACTTCACCGAAAGTAGGAATAAAGAGAGTGTCGCCATCAGCAAAATCGCTAACATCTCGATGCATACCTTCAGGTAAGAACTGACCTTCAATCTCATCTAGGATGATCTCGGAGTATACCTGAGCACGAACCAGTGCTGTGGTATTGGTAGTAGTATTACCAGTCATAATTTATACCCTTTAAAAACTCAAGTTAACCTTGAGCTTGTTTAGCTTGGATACGTCGGGTTACTTCATCTGCACGTTCAGTTGCCTTAGACATGCGCATGAAAGAAACCTTATTAGTATCCCCCGGTTGTTGATTAAAAGCTTGTGTATTAAGATCACCCTCGGCTGGACCATTACCTGATGGAACTACCGGAATGAACAAGCGTTGAAATGCAATAGGAGAAGTCTTAGCTAGGTTGTTAACCTGGTCTCCTGTCAGACCATGATCTTTACCTACCTTAATAACCTCACCTTTGAAATCATCACCATATTTTTCTTCCGCAAGCTCCATCGCAACTGCAAGATTGTCGTCTTCCAATTTCTTCTGATTCTCAGTCTTAAGATTTTCAGATACACGTTGAGTAGCTATTGCTACCGCTTCTGCTATCACCTCTTCCTTACTTGCAGCCGGGGTATCCGGGGCTTTCTGAGATTGGTTAGCGTTCTTTAGTCCTTCAAGTATCTCACGCATAGACACGTTGTCATCAGCCGCTGCTGCTGCCTTACTAATCTGGTCGCTCTGCTCTTTAGCTTCGGCTTCCAGTTTAGTGATATGGGCTTGGGATGCTGCTACGTGTTTAGCTACCTCTTCGGCAGTTGAGAACACTCGATCTCCAACTTGTAAGAACACGTTTGGTTTGTCAACCGATGTAGTGTCTCCTTCATTGAAGCTTCCTGGTGACTTTGATTTGTCATCATTGTCTGTAAAACCTGTCATAATTAATTCCTCTTGTGGTGGTGTGATAATAAAGATCTCCCAAGGTACGCCCACGTGTTTAACGTAATTCAGGAAGGGCGTGGGAGATACTATAACTATTTCTTTTTCTTCTTAGTAGGACTTTTTAGTAGTCCTTTAAATGAACTTTTAAATGCTAAGACTCCTAGTTTGGAAACCTTCTTCTTGGCGGCAGCTCGTGCCTTGGGTGTAGCTTTAACTTTACGTTTGGTTGCCATTACTTTTTCTCCTTCTTCTTCTCGGTACGACCCTCAACTCTCTCAGCAGACTTCTTCAAAGTCTCTGCAACTCTTCCTGAGAATCCTCCAAATAGACTACGCAAGAACCCTCTACGATCTTGGATATCCTTACGTCGTTTCTCTTCATCTGTAGCCATCGTTATCTTCCTCAGTTTTGTTAAGGGGACCATCACCCAGTAAGAGGGTCATTAGGTTTCGGTATGCTCTACGCTCTGCTAGATTAGAAAGCAAAGATTCATTTAAATTATGTTGGAGTAGTAACTTAGGATGCTCTGATTCCACTACCAACTTCTGTATTAGGTTTTCTAAGTGTGAGGCTAGACCCTCTCTAACCAATCTACAAGATTGGTATGAGTCTATGAACTCAGTAGACTGCATTAACTCACGTGGCAGTTTCACACTACAATCCCCTCTTCATCTACAGTATCATCTGCGCCAATCTCTCCTTGTACAATAGTTTGGGCAGCTTGCTCTGCTCGTGCTAAGTCTACTCTTTCAGCGACTCGACCATTGACTTCTAAGATCTCATACTCTTCAAAATCAAATACACGTTCAAATAACTTAGCTAACTTCTGAGAAGGAAAGTGATTACGTAACTCTTCGTCATTCGCTAACACTTGAGTCATAAAGTCTTTAAGGTCAGAAGCAACCTGTTGCTCACGTGCATAGTGTCTTGCCCCTATAGGAACTATCCTACCATTGATAGAGAGATCTTGCTTAGTAACCTTGAGGAACTCAGATAGACCCTGCTCCTCATTTTCAAAACGAACTGCCTCCGCTGTAGTGAGGTTATCATGGGATACCTCAATCTCGAAGTTGAGGATAGGCTCCATCATCTCTCTCTCAAACTTGGACAACTTGTGTTGGAAGATACGACTAGCAGCTTGCATCAATGAGCTGAATTCAAACTTAGTCTTCTCCCCAGGAGTACGGAAACCAGCAGCCTCTCTTGGAGAACCAGCATACAACTCCATCTTACTTTCTAATTCATTAATCTTTAGATCGGCTGATAGTATTGTGGTATCAGGAGCTAACCTGCTTATGCCCCCTCCGTCTGCTAGGATGTAAGTCTTGCTACCATCAGGATTCTCTTCAGTCTCAACTGCACCTGAAATGATGATGTCACCATAGATCATATCATCCATCGCATCCGCTTGTGCATTTTCAAGGTGATTGATTCGGTACTGCATACCCACTATGTTATCTAATGGTCCCATAGCCATTAAGTTATCTTTACGATCTCTCCAACCAGAGTGTACTAGTCTAGGACGACCATTCCAAGTATCTAAGGCTTTCTGTCGGATGACGTGGCGACGGTCAGCAACAGTGATAACCTGATCACGATGTAACTCTCCCGCCGTGGTATCATAGATGTCTCCGTATAGCTCTAAGATCTCTACCACGTCTGACTGTATGTAGTCAGCATACGTACCAAAACCATCTACTTGGCGTTGGGTTGCTTTGTTGATGTGCTCGGGTGTGACACCGGCTAAGGACTTACGTTGGTCCCTCATCAAATCTACCACTTCAAGCTTCCATCCGTCCTCAGGATTGTCTTCAGCTTCACGGATAAGATCACCCATAGTTTTCAAAGAACGAATGATCTTAGCACTCTTATCAAAACTTGATGCCGATACGTTGAACCTGATGTCATAGGGAGAGATCCTTTTAACAACTGGACCTGCATAGTTCAAGGAATTCTGAGACTTCTTATTCTCCTTATTAGTACCTTCAGCAGAATAGTATACCATCGCAAAGGCATTACCATAGAGAACCCAGTCATCTACTAATTTCCATACAGTAGTAGTTAATTTTTTAATCCTATGTTTAGTAACTAGGTAAGCAGTGATAGCTTGTCTCTTCTTAGTATTCTCAAAGTCTTCTTTAGACTCAGCTACTATCTTAAACCAATTCTTATGTGGCATTAAACCAGACACATAGTTAGCTACTAAGTTGTCATAGATCTGTGTGATCTTTGGTCGGTGAGTGCTATTTTCAAAGTTGGCACCATTCTCAGTAGTACGAGTACTCTCCGCAAAGACATACTTAGTGACATCAGCAGCACGTTGTATCCACGCAGTCCAATCTGTATCCCATCGTGACCAAGTGCCGCCTACCGCAGAAGCGAGAGAGGACTCATTACTTAGGATATCATTAATGAATTCTACATTGTCACCTGACATTCTTATCGCCTTCTACGTTTTCCACCAAACCTACTACTGGGTGAGTAGAGTTGGTTATTGTTAAGTCCTACACCAAGGTGAGGCCGTAATGGTAATTCCATATCTTCTAATGCATCTGTAACTGCATCTTTAAGATCGTCATTCTTTGGTCGAGTCTTCTTTACCTGTTCTTCATAGTCAGCAGTTTGTCCCCCCTCGGAGTGGTAGATGACCCCTTGTTCATACCGAGGCTCTAAGACTAATGCATAGCGTTCAAGCTTTGTTCCATCATGTTTAGTCTTGGCTTGACTTTTAATCTTCATAGTCTTACCAGCTTCCCTCAACTTCCTTTTAATTTCCTTATCGATTAGCTTACCGGCATTGTTAGTTTCTATCTTGAGTTGCTTCCATCTCCATACTCTATACAACTCCATGATGTTATCATAATGAACCTGGTAAGATTCTGTCTTGTATGCCTTGAGTGCAAGGATGTAGACAAACCCTTCCCAATCTACACCAATAACTGCTAGTGCAGAGAAGTCAGATCTACTCTGACCAGTGTCATCTGTGAATGCAATATCCATTCCTGCGTAGATGTTTAACTTCTTACCGTCATAGAACCAACGACCTGCTATGCAAACAAGAGATCCTTTGTTGTAGTATTGGAAAGAATCTTTACTTACTCGATCACTACCAGGATCATTAGGTTCATTGTAATACTGAGAGTGGAACTGCGCTAACTGTCCTAGTGCAATGTACTCTGCCTTCTTCTTAGCCAGTACCCTAGCATCAAACCCGTACCACTGATGAGTAATAGGAGACTTAACACGAGGCCACAAGAATTCTCCATTACCGTATCCACTATCCTCAACGACTGCTTGGATAATTTGCCATTGGTTCTCTTCACCAATGATCTCACCTTCGTCGTTGAGGATAGGTTCTTGAGCAGTCTCCCAAAGTCCATACACATCTTTCGGATGATACCTCGTTCCAACTGCACGAGTGATAGCTCCTGGATTCTTAATACCAATGAAGGAACCAATACCATCCGTTACTTCTTTACGTCCTAGTTGTGTGTAGGAGTTTTGGTCA